TAATAGTTACTTTGAAACTTCTCCTGATGATTCAACGTGGACAAATAAATCAGATGATCAGAAGAATCGAGCGTTAATTTCTGCTTGTCGCTGGATTGATAGCTTAAATTTTTATGGTGATCGATGTGACGAGGCGCAAGCATTGAAATGGCCTAGAAATAACTTTCAAGTTGATGATGTTGAACTTGCTTGTACGTTAATTCCTTCAAAAATCAAGTATGCACAGTATGAATTAGCAAGAGCATTAGCAAATGATACGGATGCAATGACAGGGAATACTGGCACTGCTGGTGTTGCAAAAGAAGTAGAAATGGGTGAACTAAAGGTTAAATACAACGAAGCTAGTCTTGCTACTGGCAATGTGAACAATGTTTTTGACGTGTATCCTTGGCTTCAGTCCTATCTTGGTGCTTATTGTCTTGGTGGAGCTGGCGGCTATCAAGTACGGGTGGTGAGAGGTTAATTATGGCAAAAATTGATGATGTCTTTGGCAAAGTTCCAGCAAGTATCCTGAATACATGGGGGCAAGACTTTACTTTTATCAAGTCCACAACACCAAAGACTTATAACCCCACAACTGGTGCTGTAACTGGATCAGACACAAATGTAACGGTTAAAGGAGTCATTACAACGCTTGATTCTAATGAAGATGAAGGTTTATACCAAACAACAGATGTAAAAATGGTGATTGGATCAGAAGAATTAGGAGATTATTACCCTACGGAAGCAGATCGAGTTCAATATCCACAAGCAGGAGCTACAAGAGAAGGAAAAATTATTAGTGTAAAGACAGCCAGAGGAGATAATCCTATCTTTCACACATTAATTGTGAGGCCACAATGACAATACCTTTAAAGAAATTGGCAGAAAAAGCAGATGAAATATTTGCTTCTGCAATAGCAGGTCAAGTTCTTGGTGGTGCTGAAGTTGTAGTTAGAGCATTACAAGAAAAAGGACCACAATGGTCAGGTGAATTTGGTAATTCTTGGACTATTACTACGAAAAGGATGTCAACTCTTCCGTCTAGGAGAAGAGGAGGAAGTCCAAAATCTGATCCTGTCAGAGCACCTTTAGTAACAGGAAGAGAAATATTGTCCCAAAATTCATGGTTAATACGGATCGAAAATGTAGCCCCTCATGCTGCTATTGCAATGGATTTAGAGGAGGGTAAGTTTTCTAGGCAATGGTATCCAAATGGACCAGTTAATCCAGCAAAATGGAAGAAAGGAGGAGGAAGCAGATCTGGAGTAATGCAAAGAGGAGTTATTAATTCTTTTGGTAAAGGTACAGCAAGCAGAACAGCACCTTTAGATTGGTTTTCTACGTTTAAAAGTGGAGGTAAAGTAGATCAGATAATTAAAAAGTATATGGGCATGAAACTTAACGTTCCTACTGGTTACACCTTCCTTACGAGTGAAACTTATAGAACAAGAGGTGTTTCTGACTAATGAATTACCAAAAAATTAGAGCAAAAGTAGAAAACCCATTGTTAACTGCTTTTGGAGCGTTAAGTCCTGCGGTTCCTGTTTTCTTTGACAACATCACTGCTGCACCAGCAAATAGCACAACCGAATATGTAAGAGTAAATGTTACATTCGGCTTAACAAATGATCCAACACTAGGTTCAAGCGTTGATAACGCTAGAGGAGCAATAGTTATTCGTTGTTTTTCTAAAAAAGGAGAAGGGCCATCGAGAAATCAAACATTAATTACAACGGCTGTTAATGTTTTAGAGACACTAAATGATGAAACAAAAGGGACTACAGGAGCGTATTTAAAGGTTGGATCTATAGAAGGGCCAAGCTTTTCCAGCACTGAAGATGCACCATTATTTATGGGAAGAATAGAAACTTCTTACGTTGCCACGGTTTTGAGCTAATCTATAGGTAAATTTCTTAAGCAGCCTCATGGCCGTTACTGTTTTATCTGGCACATCAGGTGCTCTCTACTACAAACCCGCAGGAACAACAGGTACTTTTGGTACTGCTGATGTCACTATTGGCACAGAAGTCATGGTTGTTCAAACTTATCTAAACCTAAAAGTAGGTGACCCTGTTAAGTTTAAAGTTATAGATAGTTCTACTGGTGACACAGGAACAGGAACGCTTCCTGCCCCTCTAAGTGCCTCTACGACTTATTATGTTAGTTCTTACAACACAACTACTGGTGCATTGAAAGTATCAGCAACAAATGGTGGTAGTGATTTAAACCTTACTGATGTAGGAACAGCAGCAGCTCCTAACGAATTTCAAGTTTATTACAACGATTTTGCTTCTATCGGACAAGTAAGAGAGTG